CTACAAGATCAGAAGTGGAAGAAGAACGTTTCTTTTTTTGTTTTATATGTTCAAGTCTTTTTTCCGATAAAAACCAGCCGAGCATTGCTAAGACATACGCGCGGTCGTCATGCATAGTTGCTTCGGAATTACCTGTATCTGCATCTTTATGTGCTGGCAATTTAAAGCTGTCTTTACCACCATCACGTTTCACACGGCATATATTTACAATCTCTTCTTTCATGATATCAATTTGAGTCAATGCAACTTCTTCATCGAGAGAAAGTTTATACACTTTTGTTTTTGCAGCTTCGATTTCAGAAAGCCTTTCTTCTAATGCTTCTTCATAAGCACTTACGTCAAGATCCATCTTATCAAGATCGGCTCTTATTTTTGCTTCTGAATCTTTCATTAATTTATCATCAACTTCAAGAATATTTAAATAACCTTTATTATCATATTTCTCTGTAAAATGGATTTTATTTGCTTCAACCATTTTAATTAAGGCTTCAAACATTTCTGCTTTATATTTAGAAGGTTCAATAAGTTTCAACTTGTTGACTGCATCAGGATATCTTTTAGAATAAATATCACCATTGGTATATTCTTTATCTAAAAGACCTCTATGAATCCTTCCGCTTTTATCTTTCCATTCTTCAATTAAGCTATCTCTAACCCAAGAGTTTCCGCCACCGCCTGATCCAGCATCAGCTAAAAATAATTCAATATTATCGTAATCAATAGCATCTCCATTATAATCAAGAAGAAGTTTATGAATTTCCTTAATTTGATCCTGGGTCATCATAGGTGTTTTACGTCTCAAACCTAAATCTGCAAAAGAAACAACATTTACAATATCCATTGTATATCCATCTTCTTCATCGTAAAGTAGCTCACCAATACCAAGAACAGAACAGTCTGTACTACGAGCAGGGTCATATGCAAAAACAAATTTTCTAGTATTTGTATCATTAGATAAAACCGGCGGGCGATTATAAGAATTACGCACGATTAAAGCACGTTTGATAATTTGGCCCACGCCGCCGTCTTGGGTGAATTGGTTATAATATTCACGATTTGCTTTTTCTGGATTGTTTCTAATTTCATTTTCGATAGTTTCTCTGTTAAGAAGAGAAACGGGATATTTTTTTCCATGAAATGTTGTGTTAATAACAATATCACAATTCAAATCTGCAACAAAATATCTTGGATCTCCAAGTAACATTCGTTTAGAAAAATCACGATATTTATGATAAAATGCTGTATCAATAGAAGAAGCTGAAGAAGCATAAAGAAGTTGATGAGGAAATTCTTTTGGAATAGTGGAGACATCTACCGTACCACCTAATTTAAAGTTAGAGTTTTGTGTAGTAAATGCACCAATAACATTAAATTCTTCTTCTGAAAGCCAACCTCCTTCATCAAAATAGACGGCTTCGCATCTCTTACCTCTTTTGGCATTTATATTTGAGTTTAAGGTTTTTACAAAACTGCCATTGTATAGCCTATAAGTAAAACCCATTGGATTATGAATAAATCCAGATGAGTTTGCTTGAGAAATTTCAACTTCATTTTTAAAAACATCCGTTAATCCTGTCATAGACTCGATATTTTTCATTGCAATATCTTCGATTTTACGAAATGTTTCTTGTGACTGGTCAGCAGTACCAGAACATATATATATTCGATAATTATTATGTAAAAGACCTCTCAACATTGCATAAAGTGCAAGTTTTGTGGTTTTTCCAGCTGAACGAGATTCTAACCATAAAACATATGGTCTTGTCCAACTCATCATAAAAGTATATTCCTGCGAATCAAGAAGATCGACCCCTACGAATTCCGATAAAAATCTAGTAGGGTATTTTAATCCCCATTGACGAATTTCAGCTAACTTTTTATATCCTTCTAATTTTCTTTGAGATATTTCTCGTTCAGTAGGTTTTACATAAATATGATAATCACTTGGTATAAGTATTCCAGACTCTGTTTCAATCATGATTATCACCTTCTAATTCTATGCCATGTTCATTTATCAAAGATTTCAAATCGTAATTTTCTCTTAATAGAATCCTAGCCTTTTCTTCATTGATATCAGCTACCTTTTTATATTTATCAATTAATTCTCTCTGCTGAATCAACATATCATGGAAGTCATTTTCATCCAATCGAATCTGTTTAATTATTGCTGCATCACTTATTTCTGCCACTTGAGATAATCCATTAGAATATTCTACGTCATATAAATTTGTTTCCGCCTCAAGTAAATTCATTTCTTTCATTTTTTTTACTTTTCCAGTCCAAGTATTTTCACCTTTTGAAGCATTAACAGAATGTTTTAAACTGATTCCATTGTCTTTTGCTAAATTTAAAACAGAAGATGTTATTTTATTTTTTGTGTCTTCCAGATTTTTAATAGTAGAAATATTTTTCTCCAAATTTCTAACATCTCTCATTAAAAGAGTAATCATATCATTGATTTTTTCTATATGACTAAAACCTTTTACAATTTCAATAGAAGATGAAGTTTTTAACCTATCTTCATTAGCATCTTCACTTGAATCAAGATATCCAATTAAACTTGCATATAAATATGGCTGATCCTCTAATGCTTCTTTTTGAAATGGATCATAACCTAACAACCTAACAACATCTTTTTTATTTTGTGAAAAAGAAGAGAGAAGTTCTTCACTGTAATCAGAAACGGTTTCATTTTCATTATTAGAAGTAGTAGACATGTCAATCGGAGCAAATATATCTGAATCCGCAAAAGTCATACCATAATAATTTTGCATAGCAATATTTTTAATGTATGAATTCCAGTAATTACTTTTAACTCTTCCAGATACAATATTTTCTGTTTCCAAAACACTTGAGTCCCATACTTTTTCAAGAAAAGGTTTATTTAAATATCTTAGGGCAAGTTGTACTGATGTTTTATCGGGTTCATGTTCAACACCATCTTTCCCAACTTTTAATGCTAATTTTTTTGCACAATCCTTACAAATTGGAGTCAGCCCACTTTTACTTAAAGGATCGGTACTAATATAAAAAGCATCAGCTGACTTATGCTTATCACACATATGGCACCATGCACCATCTTTTAAAGTTTGTATTTTATTTTCAAGATCTGTAATTTTTTTCTTAGCTTGAGCAACTGTTATTTTAGTTGCTGGTTCTTTAGCTGTCGCCAATAACAGTCACCTCATTTCCCTTTTATTCTCAAAATAAAAGAGCCATTGTGCTAAACAATGACTCTCAATATATATCTAATTTATTTAATATAATTCAGTTTCTACAAAAGTATCTTTCTCCGACTCAGGATTCGGATGTTTAAAAGTAAATACTGGTCGTTCACCCGTATAATCCATATGAAAATCTCCATTACTAATTATATCCATGCCAACTACAACGTCAGTATCTAATATTTTTTGACTTTCAGATAATACATCAATATCTACAACCATATAATCAGTAGGTAACATGATAGTGACGGTATATACGTTAACTATATCATTCCCGTGATGTGAAAGCGTTTTGACTTTTCTTTTAGGTTTTAAATCTAAAATATCAATTACTCTTTGAGAAATATGTGTATGACTAGCACCTGTATCCCAAAATGCTTTTAATTCTAGTAATTTTTCTCCGTATAAAACACATATAGGAGTTATAATATACATTGAATTTTTACTATAAGTATTTTTATAAGTAGAATAAAACATGATGATATTTTTTAAATAGTCTTACCAGTAAACCGTATAACCGCTTTCATCACCATTACAGTATTGAACATTAGCCTTACCTAAAAGTCCATTGTCTTTAAGCCAGTCACACGCTTCATTATCAGAATCAAAAATCTTAATAATCTTTGTATCCTTTATAACAACATAACATTCGCCACAGAGGGAATATATTTCGTCATAATGCTGGATAAACCATCTAAAATTTTCCTCCATAATATTTCCTCCAGTATATCATATTTTTACAAATAATATAGTATAATAACGCCGCCATAGGGACTCGAACCCCAAAGCCTTTTACAGCCAGCCGCTTTCAAGGCGGTTTCCTCATCCAGCCGGATTAGCGGCAGACGCAGCAGGTAGGACTCGAACCTACAAACCGAATTAACGATCGACTGGATAGCAACCAGTTCCAATACCAATTATGGGACTACTGCAAATATAAAAGCAGGAGAGTGGTGCTGATCCTACAGTATATAGACTTTAGCATCAGGTTTCCTGCGCATGTCTCTGTCTTTCCAGAGTGCCAGACCGCCCAGCAGTCATTCACTAATACAAAAATAAGGAATCAATGCAGGCATCGACTCCTCGAAAACTCATAAAAGTTTTGTTCAATAACGCCGCATTTGAGCAGTAGCGACAGTGAATATTTTATTTTACCCTTGTCTTCGCCACAGACAAGTCATCGCTCGGCAATTTTTTAATCGGTTAGCCGTGTGACCGATGCTCACTGGTTGTTTATGGGTGGGTGGTTTAAATACCAAACATATTATTGATGGTTTCTTCTGAATGGTCACGTAAATAGCCCATTGTAGTGTCAGGGCTGCTATGATGAGCAAACACTTGAATTTGATCTAATGGATATTTCTTCGGATTACCATTCTCATCTAATAACCTTAAATCAGTACCCTGTGATAAACATTCAAGTCTACTATGACGCATAGTATGAGTAAATATATTACATTCTTCACCACGAACTTCAGAAAGAATTTTAGAAATACTTACAATACGATCATACAACACACTAGAGTCGGAGATAGGCTCTTTTTTATCACCCGTCCCTTTGATCCATAATGATTCAATATCATCATCGCCACGCCATTCAAGATATTTACGAATAAGTTCTTTAGTGTCATCTAAATAAACAAGAGGAAATTTTTTACCACGTTTTCCAACTACGACATTTGTTTTATTACTATTAAGTAATCCTTCTTTTTTTACCTGAAATAGCTCATTCTTTCGTCCAGCAGAATCAAAACCAAGACTCCAAAGCACTGCGAGCTGCCATTTTTCTTGCTTTACAAGAATATCTCTGACTTTTATAAACTCATCATAAGTAAAGAAGAAATCGTCTTCATCATCTTTGACTCTATTCTTGGGAATTCCACGCACTTTTTTTGCGTAGTTAACTTCGTAGTCGTAGTCATCGTCATCCTCACAGAAAGTCAGCAAGCTGTTGATGGAACTTTTTAATCTATTAGTTCTTGCTGCCGACATTTCACATTCTTCTGTAAAATATAAGCTCAAATTACGAAAATCTTTCTTTTTTAAATCAAGAACACAACGGTTCCCAAGCTCCTTTAATATATAAATCATAATAATACGGAGATCGTTGCGATAACCTGCAATCGTTCCTTTACTCATTTTTCTCTGTTTATATTCTTGGAGAAAATCTTCCATAATATTTTTATTCTCTTTATTTACCTGAGACCATAATTCTTCCGTATAAAAATTATGATATATTCTACCTCTTTCCAATTTCTCACTTCCTTTACAAAAAATAAAAAGAAGCGAGATAGTAGTACAAACCATACCGCCTCTTCAATAAATATCAATTCTGGAAAATAAGTGTAATTTTTTACACCTTTTCGCTCTAAAAAGTGTAAATATATACACCCGTAATGAATACCTTTTGTAGTGTTTTAAGCAAAATTCTCAGATATAGTTCTCTAATTCTATACTGAACAAAATTGCGTTTTCCGCAACTTTTTACAAAATATGCAAATTTCTATTTTATACAATTTTGTCCAATATTTTCCCATTTGTCCGATTATACACCATCGCATAAATTTGATTTTTGCTTAAATATCAATAATTTTTTAAGATTTTTGTGAATCGTCACCTTTATGCATGAGTTAACTTTTCAATATCTTCAATAATGTTACCTTCTTCGGCAAAGACATAAATACTTCGTGTAAAATCTGTCTGCCCATCCTTAATTGCAGGTTTCAAATCTACAATTCTATATCCCATTTTTAATAATTTTCTTGCAATGCTCACCTTAAATACCAATCGTGTTTTCATATAAATCACCTTTTTGTTATATATTTTAAATAGAGTTTACCATACGTGCCAGTAGTGGCATTTGAGCTGACATTTTAAGTCTAAATGTCATTCTAGTAAACCGTAAATTTTACTATAATTAAAGTTATTTTTAAAGATTTATATATGGGCTATCTCTATTTACTCTACTTCATTATTATTCGAAAAATCATCAGATAATCGATATTTTTTAATTTTTTGACGAGTTACATTCGCCCACATAGTATTTGAAAAATAATTACTAATCCATTTATCAACATTCATTCCTCTACAAAAAATGTATGGATTTAAAGTGATGCATCTTGTTTTATTACCAAGTTCAGGAATACCCGAACTATGATAGGCAATAACTTCTTTTTTCTTTAAAGATCCCATCTGTTTACGGAATGTGCCAAATTTTAAACCTCCACCGTATAATACGTATAAATCTTCAATAGTAAGAGGAATATCACTTTGTTTATTTCCGTTTTTTCTTAAAATACAATCTTGGTAGCAAACAAAATCTCCTAAAAATAATGCAAGCTGTACTTCTTGTGGAGTTAAAAATTCTCTAAATAAAACGCCGTTGCCTCTAAAATTTCTAATGTATGTAGTATCGTCCATAAATCTTAGATTTTCCTTTTCTTCATCAG